TCCTGTAGAACCACCATCGGTAATCATTTCGATAGTTCCATCTTCTTCAACTCTATTAGCTGCTGTTGGTTCTGCTGTGTCTACATCACCTGCTGCTGAACCTGAGTGAGCAACTGTAATGCCACCACCAGTAATAGCAGTGCCACCAATTTCAAAAGAAACTGCTGCGTTTGCTGTAGTTAAAGCACCTTGTAGTGCAGTAATAATTTTAATTACTCGTCCACCATCAGGGATAGCAACGAATGTACTAGATGCAGTAGATACGTCCTCTATCTCTGCTGTTACAAAATAATCGTTTAATGTTCTCATTAAAGTCTCCTTGTATTAATAACCCTCGTTCCGAAGTGATACATTCTTCAAGGTCATTATTAATCAGTATCTTAGGGTGGGGTAGGAAAATGAAGAAAACCTACCCCTTACAACGGGTTGTTGTATATTTTTTATGAAGTTGTCAAGTCAGCAATAGTAGCTGAAGATGCTTCGTTTTTAGCAACGAGTGTCCACTCAGCGAGTAGTAAACGTTTTTCAGCATCACCAGTTTTTGCTAGTTCTTGTGTTTGGAAAGGTCTCAAGAAACCAGTCGCAAACATTTCTGTATCAACTACTAACGCACTTCTACCTGAAGAACGTAGGAATCTATCAGCAACAACTCTAACTTCACCGAAGTCAGAAACATAAACATCAATAGTAGCAACTAAGCTTCTATCTTCTGCCATGTCCATACGAGTTGAGTTACCAGTAAATCCTGATACTTTTTGTTTGTTGAATGAACCAACGATTAGTAGGTCAGGGTCGCCACCATTATCAAAGCAAGATTTTAACTCACCTTTTAAGATAGCTTCTGTAAGAACCCTTTGTGTTCCATCAGTAACACTACCACTAGAGTTAGAACCACCTGAACCATAGCTGTTGTTTGTTGTTGTCCAAGACTCGAAACCTGCTGATTTACGAGCAGAAGCTCCGTTACCAGAACCTGCGCTTGCAGCATTTTTACCTGTAAGGTCTAGTTCCATGTCTCTTTTAAGTTCTTTACCTGCTTTAGCAATTTGGTAAGCAAGTTCAGAATTACGACCTGCGTTATCAACTGCTTCTTGTGTGCCTGAAACCATAACAGGTTTGTAAGAAATCTGTGTATAGTTGAACACTCTTGAAGTAGCAGATAATGCAGCACTTGGAGAGTCATCACCCTCGATTTGAGCATTAGATGCAGCAGCAGCTAAGCTGTCTGTTTGCCATTCATGTTTTACAGCACTAGCAGCGCCAGTACCGATTGAAGACATAAATGGTGTATCTGTTGGAGAAATGTCATAGATTACATTTTGTAAGTCTTCACGACCACCAACGGCATCAAATGTTTCAAATGTATTTGATAGTTGTGCCATTATTACACCTCTGTGTTATAAGTTAATTAAAAAGCTAACCAAGCATAGACTCAATGTACTTCGCAGCATCATTGACTTTACCTGATTTTTTAGCTTTGGATTTTAATTGCTTAACACGTTCAGATTTGACCTCTGCTTTTGATGTAGATGTTCCAGGTTTTTGTACTTTAGGTACTACCTTTTTCTTTTTATTTGCAATCTTTGCATTTAAAAGATTTTCATACTTCATTGCATCGTGAAGAACTTGTATGCTTCTTGCATCTATTAACATACTTATTTCCTGTTCGGTAAAACCTTTAGCCATAGCATAATTTTTTATGTCTGACTTTAGTTTACTTCCCTTTTCAGGGTCGTTCCATTCAGGTAATTTTTCAGTTAATATCTTTAACTGTTCTTCTCTTTGTTGCATTAACTTACTTTGCAATTCCTTTTGCTCTGCTTCTTGTGCTTTCGCTTTTTGATTTGCAATTTTTATTTTGTTTTCTTCCAAATCACGCAGTGCATCTTTGCGTTGCATATAAGCTAATGGGTCTTCTTCCTTGAGTTTTTCTAAATCAGCAGACTTAAGTTGAGCTATCTCATAGTCTGTAGATTCTTCCAACTGCTCAAGTGCCTGAGTGTATCGCTGTCTTTCTTGTTGAGTCGCAGTTAGCTCATCATCTATCTTTTTGCGTTGCTCTGACAATACTCGAGTTTTTTGCATGTAATCAGCAGTTCTGCTATAACCATCTAGTAGTTCACTTTGACTGACCTCAACTTCCTTACCGTTAACTTTAACAGTGAAAGTAGGTTCCTCTGCTTGCTCTATTTGGTTATCATCAGATATATCTTCAGCAGTCAATTCAACTGAATCTTCTACCTCTGTGTCAACTGATTCGGCAACTTCCATTGCCTGTTCAGAAACATCTTCCTGAGTTTCTGTTACTTCTTTAGATTCTTGGACCTGCTCCTTTGGAGTTTCCATTAATCCTAGAAGTGCTTCTTGTGCTGACCTTACGTCAGTCACTGGAATCCCTTTATGTGTACTTTGTTTAGTTATATTATCTTCTGACATTTTTATCATCCTCAATTATTTTTGACATATATTTATTTAATCTAGATACAACCGTTTGTGAGTCGTATCCTGCTGCATTACAAACAAATTCAAAGTCTTTATTATTTATATCAAACCAGTTTCTTGCATCGTCTATATCTCTTGTAATTTTCATTAGGTCGGCTCTTTGGTTATCGCTAAGTTTTTGATACTTACCACTAATATATCCATAGTGTTTTCGATTACCATAGCCACCTACACTATAAACTTTGTAAGTAGGTCTATTTAATAAAGCATCTTTGATTCCTTGTAATAAAACTGCTTTAAAAAGAAGTTGTATATTTCTATTAGATATTTTTCTTCTAGTCACTACTTCTCTTTGTTTCTTTCTTCCTCTAATATTTGACCGTTTTCTACGGTTTGTACTAAAGTATTTTTTATTTCAAGGATTGCTCTTTGTTTATGATAAAGTGCTTCTCTTGTTTCAGTATCTTTAATATCTGTAGATATCCATTGTTGATACCCGTTATTAAGAACACTGTTAAATGCAGCTACCATTTGAGGATTCTCAAGTAATAACTTTGCGTCTTGACCTGCTTTAATAGCAGATTCTTTTTTATCTTCCATTTTATTCTCCTGTAATGCTATCCACAACCACAGGTCTAGGTCCTCAAACCATTTTGAGTCTATCTGTTTGTGTGGGTCTAGTTAATTACTATTGGATTTTTGATTGTAAATATTCCTGAGTAAAATGCTCAGGAACTTTCTTTGTGCCTTTGAGGAACTTACGTATAATGTCAGGACTGTATCCTACCTTACGATAAAACTCCTCGACAGAAAGTCGGTTTTTTAATAAAAATGTTTGTAAATCTTGTCTTGTCAAATCGGCTTAGGTTTTTCTAATAATGGGTTCTTTTGTTTAAATTCTTTTGCTAAATCTGCATGAGCTAATTTTACCATGTCATTCATGCAATACCCTAGTTTTTCGTAATGGTCTAGTCTATCCCAGTAATACTTGCTTCTAAGTTTTCCGTCCTCTTTTTTTGAAAGTCGAGACATAAGTTGGTTTTCCTTTTACTCCTTGTGGTTTAGCTCGTTTCCTAGAAACAGCAGATGCTTTCTGTGATGCAGACATAGCTTTTGCTTTAGCCAATGGTACACACTTAGGATATTTTCTTTTACTACCTTTTGACCTGCCACAGGGTTGATATTTCCCATTCTTTTTAGGTGCGCCAATATCTACCCACTTTTCTTTTACCCATTCTCTAAGCCCTTTTTTTGCCATTACGTTTCCCTTTAGAAGATGCTTTAGGTTTTATTCTTCCTGAACAAACACCTGATGCATACATATTGGCATATGCACTTGGGTAAACTTTGAACTTTCTTTTGGCAGCAGCTTTGCCTTTAGCACATAGTTTAGCCATTATCCCCTCGCTTTTTTCTTAGCAGTTGCTGATAAGTCCTTAAAATGCACTACAGGTTTTGATGATGCAGTATGTTTTGCACCAGTATGTATTTTACCATTTGGCATTTTATGTACTGCCCCTTTATATTCTTTGCCGTTTTTAAAATAATGTTTGGTCTTTGCACCCATTAGCAACTACCTGGTTTTTTATTTTTTCCTTTTCTATTTCTACCGTGTTTTTTGTACATTATAGTAACCTCAATATGTCGTTAAATTTATCACTCATCAAAACGAATACAACTATAGCTCCATATGCAATATATTTGAACTTAAATATTTCTGTTTTAATCTCATTCATATCTTCTTGTAGATTATCAATATCTTGTGCCATATGAGAAAGATGGTTTGTCTTAATAATATTTATTGCTTGTTTAAGCAATGCTATTTCTGTTTTGATATCCTTATCGTTCATGCTAATGGCAACCTTTTCTTTTTCTCGTATTTGTTTATAGCTATAGCAGTTGCTTGGTCTTTTTTATAACCCTCTTTGATTAGCTTACTAATTTCGTTTGATATTAATTTTTGTCTTGTTTTTTTGTTATAACCTGAATGTGTTGGAAATGCCATTATTCATCACCAATCTTTACAGGTCTTTGTTGTGTAGCTTCAAGTGCAATTTCCATTTCACCTTGTTCTAACTTCTGCTGTTTAAGTTGTAAGTCTTGTTGCTTAATCATAAAGTTAACTTGAGCTTCACGTTTTTTCAATTCAAGTTCTTGTTGTTTTAACTTAGTATCTAATTCTAATTCAGCAGCTTGTAGTTGTAGTTTCTGTAACTCAATCTGTCCTTTTTGCATATCAACCTGTTCTTCTACTGTAGGTTGAGGTGGTTGTTTAGGTGGCATCATTGCAGGGTTAGATATAAACTGGTCTGTATTTTTATAACCTGCTTGTGCAATGTATTCACTAATAGCATTGTAAAGGTTTTGATTGGTAACCAATGTACCCATAGCACCTTGTTGTACTAAGGTACCTAGTATAGTCATAATACTAGACATAGTTGTCATCTTGCTTTGTTGATTACCACTGCCAACACCTACGTTAACTGTGCAATTAAGTTTATCTTTCCACTTAGATACGTCAATCGGTACGAATTTACCATTGAGATAAAACATTTTCTTTCTATCTTCGTACTTCTGTACTAAAGAATAGATATTTCTAAATAAATCTTTAATACCTGTTTCAGCAAATATACGAGCTATTAACTCTACACGTTGCATTGCAGACTCTGTAGCTGCTGAAATCGCACCTGATGTTACGTGAGAAGTAAGTACATCAGGGTTTAGCCCTTGAGACATCTTAGATACACCACTCCTTTCTTCTCTGATGTTATCAAGGTATTGAACCATTTGAAATGCATAAGGTTGAATCTGTGGAGTAGGTAGCGCTGTTACAGCATTAGGACTTCTCATTCTTACAATCCCACCTGGGCGTGATGTAAGTAAATCATCAAGTTCTACTTGTCCTGCAAGTACAGCATATCTTGCATTATTGGTTAAATACATATTATCCAATAGGTTACGCATAATAGTTGACTTAATTAGTTGGATATCTTTGACAGTATCTGCTATAGACATGCCATAAAACTTGTGTGGTATAGGCATAGGACAGATAGCTGAGAAAGGAATCATGTCGATTTCCTCGTTATCTAAGATATATTTCCCACCTTTAGTAATCTTTCTTAGTTCTGCTACACCATCTCCATCATAGTCAATTCTGATGTAACATTCGTCTATCCAAACCTTTTTATTTGCCCCTTTACCCTCGGATGGTGGTACAGAATCATCATCATAGCTAAATCGTGCTAGTCTTTCTTCGTTTAATTCTGCTTCTGACTGTGCATAACTAGGTAAATCATACACAATATTAGGGTCATAACCCTCTTTAATTAAATCACTTACTGATTTCTTAACTCTATGACACACAAAGTCTGCATCTTCTAGTGATGTTGCTCTGCGTGATACTAAAAATTCTTCAGGTGGTACAGATACTACCCTAACTTGTCCATATCCTTTGTAAAACTTAGCTTTAACATCATGCTCTACGACTTCAGGACTAATTAATGTACCAAAATCATCAACAACTTTTTTCTGAACTACGGTTTCTGTGTGTTCAATAACCTCATAATTATCATTAGCTAGTATAGATTGGTATTCTATCTCAGTTAAATTGGTATAAGTCTCTGTATGGATGTCTTCTTTTTGCTCCCAGTAATGTTTAATGATTCCAGTCTTGCTTATAAGCGCATCTTTAAAAGCATCATAGAGGACCTTAAAGCCGTTATTTTGGCGATTAAATACATAGTTGCAGTAGTTGGTAGCTTGTTCTGCCATTTCAACGTCTTCTGGACCTTGTGGCTCAAATTCAGCTATGTTGTTGTGTGTGGTAAATATACGCATCAATGATGGCATAATGTATTCGACTGTATCTCTAACATCAGTTGTTACAATCTCTGACCTGCCATCTATCTCATTACCAAATGGCTCACCCAAATAATACTGCATAGCTTCTTCTCTTTGATTAGATAGCTCAGTATTTGCGTATCCAGTTGCTCCTTGGATTTCTGAATCTAATTGTGCCGACAGTTCATCGTCACTTATCTTTCTTGGTTTTTTTGCCATTAGTTTCCTTGAGTTTTTTTATTTCTTCTTGAAGTTCAGCTACTTGATTTTCTAAATCTCTTAGCTTGTATGCCATTTGTGTAGGTGATGCTACTACGTTATCCATTAACGACTGCCATATTTAGCATTGATTCCATATTTTCTATGAACTTCTCTCATTTTCTTTTCAAAACCTGATAGTTTTGATGGGCTATGATAGTGTTGTGGAAATTTGCCAATGTTAGCAGGACCTTGCATAGACCTTTTTATTTCTTTAGATTTGAATTGAGTTGTAGGTGCTGATTTTTGCACTTTATCTTTAAACTCTTTTGCTTTTGTTTTTTTTAAATATCCTCTAGTTTTTCTCATGATATCTCCTATACTATTGCGACCTTTGGTCCGAGTCTTCCTTTGCTATTCCACTTAGAAGTCTCTGTTGTTGCGTATCTTAAACTCATAACTGCATATCGTGTTGCAGACATTAAGTCGTCCTTAAGTTTAACGACCTTACCATCTTTACGATGATAGAGTCTAAATTCTTCAAACCAGTCATAACAGGTATTGAATACTTTAAACTTACCCTGTTCCATGCGTGAAAGCATTTCCATAAGTCCTGCTTCTACACTATTACCACCTTTCTTCTCACCTAATGCAGGTGGGTTTTCAAAATGAAATGGTAGCATATTGACATTAGCTTGTCTGTAATGTTCAGCTAATGTTACACCACTTCCCTTATCATGTTGGTATCCATCATGAGGAAATGCTATTGGTATGTAATGACTTCCCTCTCGTTCATTGATATGTGTTGCATGGTAATCAGGAGTTTGTTTAGACATACGGTATACATCGTAAATGTAAACGATGTCCTCATCTCTATCCCATGCTACCCATACAACTGCTGTTGGGTGGTCATAACCAAAATCGAGACCTGCGATACGGGGGTAGTGAGACGGAATGGTAAATGGTTCGCAGGTCAAATTGTCTTCTAATATCGGAAATACTAATCCACTACCAATGGTAGGTATTCCCTTACTTCTCATGTCTCTCTCATGAGGAGGTAATGCTTGTAGAATCTGTTCTTTCATTTTTTCAGTCAGATGTTCTGCGTCTTCCCATCCTGCTGTTATAAGTGCCTGTCCTGGCTTTAAATCGCTTGTAAAGCTTTGTACTACCTCAGTAACCCCTGACTCAGGAGTAAAGGTCATATAGACCATTCCTTGCCTATCTAGGGTACGTGTAACACATTGAGAGTAGATATCTTGTGGTGGTTCCTCATCGAGCCATACAAGGTCGATACTCTCTCCCATAAATTTTTCAGCACCCATCTCGTATGCTTTAAAGGCAACTCTCGACCACCCACCTGAACTATGTTTAACAAGGACTGACGAATGTGCATTTGGCACTCCAGGTTTCCTTGTGGTTTCACCAATGAGATGCTTGGGTATACTACCTTTGCCTTTATCTCTTGGGTTGTCGGGTTGCCCAAATAATTCTCTTTGGCAGATATCTCTTGTGGTTTCATTTGACGCACCACAAACCCATGCCCTAATCGGCTCTTTGTATCTCTTACCTACCCACCACTCAGGATATAGTCCTGTCAAATGTATTGCCATTTCCATAGCGCCCACAAATGATTTACCTACCCTGTTCGCTGCCATCAATAATCGCTGGTTAGCATCTACTCCAGTTTCGTGGAAGTTGTGTTGAAATCGGTAGGGCTTGTAATAGTTAAGTCTATTTTCTTCTTGGCGCTTTCTGAGAGTGGATATTATCTCCTCGATTCTTTCTTGTTCTGTAGACATAATAATCCGAGTTCATTATCTAACACTTAGTAGAATATGTCAAAGGTATATTTTGGAAATAAATACAGAGCATTTAATTCAGTAGTGTATACAAATGTTCTACTAATGGATATTGCCAAGAGAATATGAATGGGAGATATATATATAACTGCACGCACCAAGGGGGTTGAGGGGTATCCTAAGATTTAGAATGATTCTAATTCTCATTATCACCTTAGAATGATTCTAATTATCACTAGCATATGTGAATGATTCTTAGAATTATTCTAACGTGTGAGTGTGTGAGCAACTAC